ATAAAGCTACATCATGATTTAATATTTCATCCTCATGTGTCCATGCCTCATCATTAGAACAAATATCATACCAACTTATTCTAACGTGCTTATACTTTGAGATCATAGAAGTCATTGGGTTGTACTTGTTTCTCTGTTCCTATGTAAATCTTTTTCATCTCTTCTTTACGAGGTATTCTTTGTCCGTTCTCCCACCTCCAAACATTAGTCGCAGGATTAATATTATGAACACCTATTTTTCTTGCTAACTCTGAGCAACTTAATTTATTTTTTGTACGATAGTCTTTTAGTTTCATTATTTTCCTTTCTGAAAGAATAACCAATAAGGTATATTTATCCACAAGTAAAGGATTATTTAGTTATAGACAATGTGGAAAAACTCTGACATAAAGGCATTGAAAACAATGAGTAATAAAAAATATTTTGATACATTAAATAATGGTAAAGGTTTAGATCATTGGTCGCCTTCTAGCTCTAGTATGCCACTAGCTAAATTTAATCTTAACTACGGACATCATGACGGAGTAGAGAGAAGTATGTTTCCTATGCAATACAAACCTAGATTTGGAAACCTCGTAAACAACACAGCTCAAAGAATGGAATGTGAAACTCTTTATTGGAAAGATAAAACTATAAAATTAACTAACAGGAACTATGACGAAGTGTTTGGCAAGGAGTTAGATGATATTAATAAGTATGATCCTGTCGATCATAAGGATGCTTACGCAAGAGAACATATGTTGGAGTATGCACATAGAACTATTGAACAAACAAGAAAAGCAGTAAAAGATATTTGTGGCAAAAATAAAATTACCTCTGAAAGATATGTCATGAACAAACCTAAACAATTATTACATGACATTATAGGAAGAATAGATTATGAAACAAGTGGATCAAAACTTGTCTATAATAAAGCTCTTGGTAATGAAAAAGGTTTATTTTTAGAACTTAAAACTAAACCACCTAGTATCGTAAAGAAAAAAGGTAAAGATGAATACTATTTTAAAACTCAACCACTTGGAGATGATGCAGTTTTTGATTCTTATTGGGGTCAAGTAGCTTTTTATTGGAAGTGTACAGGTAAGAAACCTTTTTTAGTTTTAGTTAATGATAAAGAATATTTAATCTACGATGACACTCACGCAGCTTTGTATGATGATCATTTAGAATACCAATACAACATGATGGTAAAAAGAATTTATAACTGGGAACAAATGATTATATATTGTAAAGGTGATCTGCAAAAGTTAGCAGATATTTCAGAGCCACCTGACTTAAATCATTACTACCATTATAAATACTTAACAGACAAACAACGAAAAACTATTAAAAAACTTTGGGGGTTAGATGCGTGATAAAATAAAAAAGATAAATGAATTGTGTCGTAAAGATGGCACATATAAAAATGATAAAGGTCAATCAACTGTTTCATTATGGAGTAAGATTAAATACTTTAGACAGGTGTTTGGCGATGAGCTTGGTATAGATACAAGTGTTATGGAATACGAAGATTATTATATCTGTAAGTGTAAGATCCTAGCTTACGATCCTGAACGAGTATTAGCCACAGGTCATCATAAACAATTTAAAAAAAGAAATGCAACATACATACAAGGTGCTTTACCTATGTCTGAATCGTTTGCAATATCAAGAGCTTTAAGTTTCTTTGGTATATTGGATAGTGATATAACTTCCCTCGAAGAGTATGCGTCATTAAATATTCCATGTACTAAAGAAGTTAAAGGTGCTGCCAATGGCAGTACAAATAAAGGTGTAGATCAAATCATAAATGAGTTCAAAAAATGTAGAAACATTTATGAGTATAGGCAAGTTAGAAAATATAACGACCCATACATTGAACAAGCCTTAACTAAACATCCCTCTACTTACAAAGCGATAATGAATGTTGTCGAAAACGTAGAGGATAAACTAAACAAACAGGAGAAAATATAATGGATAAGATATATATAAAACTTATACCGAACGCAGATAAACAACCAGGAGATAACAGACCTAGTTGGGTTGCACCTATTAATCCAAAATCACCACAAGGAAAAACGTGGAGAATTGGAGCTAAAGTAGGCGACACTTGGTACAACCAAGCTGCTTTTGACGATACCAATGAAGATGGCTCACCAACAGGAGGATTGAATGTTGTGCTTACACCTAGCGATAGTAAAGCACCTCAATCTAGTAGTGGTGGACAACCAGCAATGGGTGGGTATAAAAAACCCTACCAAAAAACTGGAACTTATGGTAATTACAGAAGATAGAGCTTAGGCTCTAAGTTTGTGGCGAGGTTTTAGTCATCACCCTTGACTTTCTTTTAGTTGTTTTCCCTTGCCACAGACTCCAAAATTATGACTGATAATGTATATAAAAAGCAAATAGGTGGAGATCACTACTCTATGCCTATTCAACCAGCAGAATTTATTAATAAAAACAACATACCTTTTGCCGAAGGCAATGCTATTAAATATTTGTGTAGACACAAAAAACGTGGTCAGAAACAAGACTTGCAAAAAGCTATTCATTATATAGAAATGGCAATCGAAAGGGACTATGATTGACAAAAGGGTTAAATCCTATATAAGAACAAGGAACGGACAAGCATTCTTTCAATATGTAGAAAGATTTGATTCCGTAGAGAAAGCTGCCGACCCCTCAAATGAGGGAGAGTTAGTAGAAGTAAAAGTCTCCGAGATAAAATGGGACTTTACAAAAGTGAAGGAGGATGCTGATGGTAAACATCAAAAGTCGTCTGCAGAAACTGATGGACAAACAAAGAAAGAAAAGTGAGTTGTATATTCAGACAGTACAGAAGGCTAACAAATTGAAAGTTGAAAGCTATAACTTACATTTGGAAGTCGCTGAGTGCAGAGACCAATTAATGGCAAATAGATAGTCATTAATTACATTGTTATAAAAACAACAAAAGGTTGTGCAAACAACAGAGGGGATGCTACGCAAATGAAAACACTTACACAATTAAAACAAGCTATGAAAGCTCCAATGTATAGGGAACTAACAGGCAGAGAACTTTTAATTTACAAGACAGGATTTAAGAATGGCTATCGTATGTCATTGCAACAAAGTAAAGCCAAGATAGAAGGTCAGTTATTAAAGTTAAAATTAAGACAAGAAAGATTTGAAGAAAAGAAAAATGGCTTAACATCAGATAGAAAGAAAGTTTATCCGCAAACTTTAGATGCAGTTGTCAATAAAATTTGTGTTCAATATGAAGTTAGTAAACAAGAAGTGTTAGGTACAAGACGATTTGAATTTTTAGTTAGAGCTAGAAGTATTATAATTAATTTGATGATAGAGATGTATGGTGTATCGTTATCTCAACTAGGTAGAATGTTAAAGATAGATCATTCTACAGTTATACATCATCGTAGATTAAAAGCATTGGGTCAAAGATTTTGGACACCAGAGAAAACAATACACGAAGAGTTTGTTAAATTAAAAGAAGAATTAAATACTTAAGTTCTTGCGTAGTTTGGTTTTTTATTTGTTCTAGTTTTTCTTTCAGCTTTTTGTTTTCTTGATACTGCAGCAGCTCTTTGACTAGCAGACATGGATCTAGCTTTTGCAGCAGGTACACATTTAGGATAGTTTCTTCTTTTTTCACCACCGCTACGACCACACTTGGGAAAGCCACCACCTTTCTTTGGGTTAGCAATATCTACCCAGTTGGCTTGTACCCAAGATCGCAAACCTTTAGACATTATTTTTTCTTACCTGTTTTTTTAGGTTTTATTCTACCACTACATACACCACTCGCATACATATTTGCGTATGCAGAGGGGTATACTTTAAACTTTCGTTTAGCAGCAGCTTTACCTTTTGCACAAAGTTTAGCCATTACTTTTTCTTTTTAGATTTGGACTTCATTATTTTTTTTTGTAGTCCTTTAGGTAAAGTCTTTTGTTTAGCTGTAAGTTTACCTTTTGATTTCTTACCGTACATTGTTGTCTCCTCTGTTTAAGTATTTATCGAAACAACTTAGTCCATTATTATAATGATGACAAAATCGTTTCTTCTCTGCATTTATAATCCATCCACCTTCATTACTCAATAGCTGTCTTTTACACATGATGCAATATCCACAAACTAAAGTAAGGTTTCTTTTAGACCAAGTTTTTTTCTTTACCATTTTTTGCATGACCAATAACGAGCTGTAAATTTATCTGTTGCAGTTTTACAATTATGCCTAGCTCTGAAGCTCTTTCTAGCTGCAGGATTTGACTTACGTATCTTCATATTGGCATCGCCATATCTAATAATCTTTTCTTTGCCATCCTTACAAGCCTTAACAACAAACTTTTTACCACCTTGTACTTGTCGTTTAGGTGCATTACATTTCATCTTTGCTTTATTTATAGCCATAACTATCTATAATATTTTCTGTCGTATAAAACAACTTTCCATTTATCTTTATTTTTAAAGTTCCCTCGTTTAGCATATTCTGTGGCTTCTTTTTCTGTGTCCCATATCTCGTTTGTGAATATCTGCCAACGATTATCTTGAAACCAAATGATGCAGTACATTAATCACTTTTTGATATGCTTATTATCTTACCATCTTTTATAACAGCATTTACTTTCATACATTGAAACTGTGCATTATTAGTTGATCTCATTGAGATCCTCTTCCTCTGCATACATTCGGATAACGAAGGCATAAGTAAATGTTCTTTTAAAACTGGTGGATCGCCTAGGTACATGAGAAGTGCAAAAACTAATTCCATTTAGTGTCCATTCATTTTCTTTTGTAAAGCATCAACTTGTTCTTTTAAATGATCTATGTTTACTTTATTATATCTTGATGCTTCTATTTCTTTTTCTATGCTTTCTATTTGACCAGCAAGGTGTTCGATAAGCATATACATTTCTAAGTTCTTAGGTTCTTGTTCTGCTTTTTTGAGAAGGTCTGCGGCAAAGAGGGTGTCTGCTGTTTCTAATCTGTTAAGTCTTTCTTCTATACCAAAGTAAACCCATACACCAATAGCAACTCCTGCTACAATAGATAAGATCGTTTTAAGATCGGTGCTAACTTTTGTGCCTTCATTAATTTTCATTACTGTCCTTCAAATACTGGTCGTTCAGGGTTCTCTTTTTTCCAACCATCTTTTAACACAGTCCAATAACTAATACTAGCATCTGGTCTTTCATCAAAACTAGTAGTAGATGAAACACCTAGTTTCATACACATATTAATTAATTCAGCAAATTCGACTGGTGGTGGATTTATTCTAGGAACTCTTTTACATTCTTTTACAAGTTCTAGTTGGGTTTTTAATTTTTGTTTCTTTTTTTGTTCTGCAATATATTCATCATCACATACTGTTCCAAAAGGCATACGAAATCTAAGACCTAAAGTTTGATTTTGTGTTTCAGCATTAGAGCCAGATTTATATTCGTGTTGCCTAACTTCTGAGTATGTTTCCCAATAACCTTTTTCACAAGTATACGAACCATCATTTAAATATTCATTTCTAGCTTGTACTGATGTAGCTACAAATAAAAAAAATAATATCCAAAATAAATTACCTACTAAGGTCTTTAATATCGTATTCATGTTGTCTCACTTGATCTGCTAATTGTTGAAATATATTTTCTGCCATGTCCCACGTTGCTTCAGCTCTGGCTAATCTATTTTTAATATCACTAAGAACTTCTTTTTGTATCTCTAAATCTTGAGTAACTTTTGTAAGTATTTCTTTATTGACTTGAATAGTATCTGTCATAGTTAAAACATATCTAACTGATGTAAATGTTCCAGCTAGTATTGCACCAATAACAGGTATAATAACTATATTTTTTTTTAAATATTCTAATCTACTTTTTGGTTTTTTCATTGTGGTTCATCTCCTCCGCAAATATATCCTATAACTTTTTTACCTTTGTAAGTGTGGTAAAAATGGTTAGACATAAATGTCTTTTTCTTTTTTTCCACAGTTGTAATATTGGTATTAAACCAAGAGCTACAACTTGTAAAGATTTCAAATGTGTCTTGCTTAATGTCTCCACTAAAGGTGAGGTATAGCAAGGTAATCATAATAGGTTTCATCTACCTTGACCTACATATTTTTTCCAGCTACGTTTTTTGTGCTTGTTCATAGATGACATTTTGGGTCGTCTACCTAGGCTAGTATTTTTTGCGATTCTTTCGTGCTTTGGTTTTTGTAGATCGAACTTTACTCTTGCCATACTTTCCTGTTTGTTGTGATAGTAGATTTACTTTACGACTGTACTGTTGTGCAAAAGATTTCTTGATGGTCATTTGCTAAAGTTTTTTATTTCACTTGCTTTGATACCATAGATAGCAGCAACGACTGATACCCAAAGTCCAACCAACCACCAAGGCATTGATTGTAGTTTCTCAAAGAACAAATCCATTTTTCTTTCTATTTCAGGATCATCTGCAAATACAGAGTAAGCTAACATGAAGATAGGGGTAGATAACACGATAAGTACGAACTCATCTTTCCAGTCTCCCTTCTGATGCTCGAATACTTTACCTTTG